CCATTTATTGGGGCGCATCCTTCTTTACTGAACAGGATGGTACATGGCATATGACTGTTATTCGTGATACTGACTTTACTCCAAGTCATATCATTGAGTTCTACATGTCATATCCAATTTATAGCGTAATTGCAGTTGGCGCTTTCTTCTATGCAAGAACTCGTATCCCATACTTCTCACATGGTTACAGCCTTGCATTCTTGATTGTCGCTATTGGACCATTTATGATTATTCCAAACGTTGGACTCAACGAATGGGGTCATACTTTCTGGTTCATGGAAGAACTATTCGTAGCACCATTGCATTGGGGCTTCGTATTCTTCGGCTGGATGGCACTTGGTGTGTTCGGCGTTGTTCTCCAAATCCTAGGACGTGTTCATGCTTTGCTAGGGCGTGATGGCGTTAAGTTACTAGCAGAATAAAAAAGTTGAGGGGAAGGCGTTGACTTTCCCCTCTTCTCATATTATATTATGTCTGCGTTGCCTAATGGAACGCAATCTTAAACTCGCTCTAAAGGAGAATTAAATGACAAACGATGTTTTCAATTTGTCCAATCTAAACAAGCATTTTGTAGGTTTTGATAAGGTTCTAGACACTCTAACTAATGTTAATGATACCTACACCAAGGCAATCCTAAACAACTCCCCAAACTGGCCTCCATATAATATCGTAAAGATTGATGATAACAACTACAGCATTGAATTGGCTGTGGCTGGTTTTGGTAAGCATAATCTAGATATCGAATTAGCTAATAACACTCTCGTAGTTAAGGGTGGATTTACTGTCGACGAGATTGATCCCATTGACAATCCAGTCCAGTATCTATGGAAGGGGATTGCTGATCGTATGTTTACCCGCAAGTTTACTCTTGCTGACACGGTTGAAGTGAAGAACGCAGAATATGTTAATGGTATGCTTAAGATTTTCCTAGAGAACGTAGTTCCAGAGGAAAAGAAGCCGAAGAAAGTAGACATCAAGTAATCTTCTAAATAGGGGAGAGTTTCGGCTCTCCCTTTTTTATTTCAGGAGATTATCATGGCTACATTTAAAGAAGCATTTGCTGCTGCGAAGAAAGCAGGAAAAGAAACATTCGTATACGACGGTAAATTATACACCACCGAAGTTGCTGTCAAAGATGCCAAAGAAGAAGGTCACATTGACGTAACAAATACAGTTAAAGAGTCGCAAGTTCCTACTGTATCTAAGTTAAAAAAGAATGTCTGGCCTCTACAAACAGAACTACGTAAGAAGTTCGGCACACCAGACTATGGCGGAACATTTAAAAAGAATATGGTTTCTGTTAATCTACCATATACTATGTGGATGGATGATATTAAGATCACCAAGTGCTGGATGAATAAGATTTGCGCTGACTCTCTTGTTCGTGTTCTAACATACGTATGGGACGAGAACGGCAGAGATTACGATAAGATCAAAGCGCAACAACTACACGTATTCTCAGGTTCATGGAATATTCGTAACATGCGTGGTGGACATTCTCTGTCTACTCATGCATTCGGTTTGGCTATTGATATTGCTGCTCCGTATAACGCTCTTGGCAAGAAACCTGGATACAATAAGTATTCATTCACAGAAAACTCTCTTATCGTCAAAGCCTTCAAAGAAGAAGGTTGGGTTTGGGGTGGTCCATGGTCAAGACCAGACGGTATGCATTTCCAGGCTGCTCGTGTAGGTTAAGAATAAAGGTATATTATGAAAATTGTAGGTGTTACTGGCTATCATGATAGTAGCGCTGTATTGTTGCAAGATGGCGAAATAAAATTATTCTTCAAAGAAGAAAGACTTGTTAGGCAAAAACGTGCCTTAACTGCAGTTTCTTCTGTTGATGAAATACTAAAACATCACAAGGATATAGATTATTTCGCCCTCTGCGACCATCACGATAGTGAATATACATTCTATAAATCTTATAAAAGAATTTTCGGAACAGAAATTAAAGATTACACTTCTTCGCATCATTTATGTCATGCAAGCCAAGCATTTTATAATAGTGGATTCGAGAATTGTTTGGTTTTTGTTATTGATAGAAATGGCGCTGCTATTGAAGGATTAGTAAGAGAAGCTGAAACTGTATTTGAAGCGTCGTATCCTTGTAATTTCCGAACGTTACATAAAAATTATTGGATACATAATACAGAAAAAGGGTTTTATGATAAATTCCCTACACTATTAAATAAATTTAACAATCAAACTAAATTTTCGTTCAACGCTGATAGTAATATGAGTATTGTTAAAGTTTACGAATCAGCTACGACCCTAATAGGTCAATGCCCATTAGAAAATGGTAAAACAATGGGATTGGCATCTTATGGAAAAGATAAACAATTTATTAATTTTTTCCAAAACAATCGTCCAGTTGATAATTTGTTTTTGCATGATAATTTTGTAGTAGATTACGTTGAGTCTACTTTATTTAAAGAATATGAAAACAATATAAACTTTGATCTGCGCAAAGACAACTACCAATTTTATGCGGACTATGCATATCAAGTCCAGAAACAAACGCAAGAACAAGTATTGGATATGGTTTCTCAATGGGTGAGAAAAACTGGTATAAAACAGGTATGTATTACTGGCGGTTACGCTTTGAACGTTGTGTGTAACGAATATCTTATCAGAAATTTACCAGAGGTTGAATTTTATTTCGAGCCTCTGGCTGATGATACTGGTAATAGTATCGGCGCTGCTATGTTATTACACAGATCTTTAACCCAAGATAATACTAGAACAAAATTAAAACATACATTTTTCCACGGAAAGAATGTAAAACCCAAAAATATCGGAAACGACTGCACTACGCAGGATATAGTTCGTCATTTAATAAACCAGAAAACCGTTGCGGTGTATAATGGCATGGCAGAAGCTGGGCCAAGAGCTCTTGGTAATAGATCTATTCTATTCGATGCTCGTAATCCAAACGCAAAAGAAATAGTTAATATCATCAAACAAAGAGAGTGGTATAGACCATTCGCTGGATTTATTTTAAAAGAATATTTCCAAGAATATTTCGAAACTCATGGTTTGGACAAATCAGAATTTATGACAATTTCTTTCAGCTGCAAAAGAACAAATGTTATTCCGGGTATTGTTCATGTCGATAATAGTTGTAGAATACAAACTGTTGACGACGAAATTCCACATATGAAAGAATTGTTATTAAACTTCTATGATGAGACTGGATGTCCTGCATTATTGAATACCAGTTTTAATCTGGCAGGAGATCCTCTGATAGAAACACAGGAAGAAGCTATTGAATGTTTCTATAGGTCTCAACTAGAAGTTCTTTGGTTTCCTGAAATTGGAAAATGTTTGACAAAATAGTGAAATATAGTATAATGGTAATTAGCATCTGTGGGTTCGATCGTGGACCGGATAGCGTTTATTGGAGAGAAAATGGCATTTTATACAAACGTTTTTATGAGAGGCAATAAGGTCTATGTTAGAGGATTTGACAAAGGTCTAAGATACAAAGATATTGTTTCGTATAACCCTTATTTGTTTATTGGTAAAGCAAACGGCAAATATAAGACACTAGACGGTAAGCCCGTAGAGAAACTCGATTTTGATTCTGTTTCAGAAGCTAGAGATTTTATATCTCGCTACGAACAAGTATCAAATATGGAGATCTACGGGCTTACTGCATTTTTATATCTATACATTTTTGATACGTTTAAGGGCGATATCGATTATGATCCAAAACTCGTTAACATTGCAACAATAGATATCGAGTGTGCTGCTGATGAAGGTTTCCCAGATATTCAAAAGGCTGATAAGCCTCTTACCGCAATTACTTTGCGCAGCCGTAATCGTAATTATGTATTTGGCTGCGGAGAATTTAACAGTGACGACCCAAATACATTTTACACCCAGTGTAAAGACGAATACGAACTTGTCCAGCAGTTTCTCAACTGTTGGGAAGGATTAGACATTGATATTGTAACAGGGTGGAACATTGAGTTCTTTGATATTCCGTATATTGTTAATCGCATTCGCCGTTTATTTAACGATACTGAAGCTCGTCGCCTTTCTCCATGGAGAATTCTCGACGAAAAGATTATCGAATTCCGAGGCAAAGAAAATCAGAGTTTTAATCCGGCTGGTATCTCCGTTCTTGATTATTACCAGTTATATCGTAAGTTTATGTTTGGTAATCAAGAATCTTATAAGTTGGATTTTATTGCGCAAGTTGAATTGGGTGAAAAGAAGATTGATTACTCCGAGTATGGCAACCTTCTGGAGTTATATAAAAGAGACCATCAGAAATTTATTGAGTACAACATTCACGACTGTGTTCTGGTTGATCGACTCGATGAGAAGTTAAAGTTCCTAGAACAGACTATGGCTATTTCATATGACGCCAAGGTTAATTACCCTGACGTTATGACAACTGTTCGACCATGGGATATTATTATCCATAATTATCTTCTTGAGCAGGGAATTGTTATTCCTCCAATGAGAAGAACGAGCGCTGACGGCTCATTGATTGGTGGTTTCGTTAAGGAACCAAAACTAGGATTGAGTAAGTGGGTTGTTTCGTTTGACTTGAACAGTCTGTATCCTCATCTTATTATGCAGTATAATATCAGCCCAGAAACGTTCGCTGGTAAAGTTGGTATACCATCTATTGAAGGATTGCTTGAAGGAAACTTTAAATACGTTCATGACGATCTTTCTCATGCAGCTAATGGTTGCACCTATCGTAAGGATAATCAGGGATTCCTTCCTGCTCTTATGGAGAAGATGTATAACGACCGTACCAAGTATAAGAAGTTAATGCTTGAAGCCAAGCAGCGATATGAGAATAATCCAAACGCTGAAGACGAGAAGTTAGTAGCTCGATACCATAATATGCAGATGGCTAAAAAGATTCAGCTAAACTCTGCTTACGGCGCATTGGCTAATCAGTTCTTCCGTTGGTTCAGTTATGATCACGCTGAAGCAATTACCATGTCAGGACAGTTATCAATTCGTTGGATCGAAAAGAAGATGAACCTGTTTATGAATAAGGTTCTTGGTATCAGCGAAGGAAGGCCAATTGATTTTGTTATTGCATCTGATACAGATTCTATCTATGTAGAAATGGATGCTTTGGTAGCACACCTAGATACTGATAACGAATTGGATATTGTTGTTGCTATTGATAAGTTCTGCAATCAAAAGATCCAGCCATATCTAGATAAGTGTTATCAAGAACTAGCAGATATGATGAATGCATATCAGCAGAAAATGCAGATGAAGAGGGAAACAATTGCGAACAAAGGTATTTGGCGTGGCAAGAAGATGTATATCCTCAACGCTTGGAATGTTGAGGGTGTTCAGTATAATGAACCCAAGCTCAAGCTCCAAGGTATTGAGGCGGTACGTTCGAGCACTCCAAAGGCGTGTCGAGAAAACATTAAAAAATGTCTCTCGATAATCATGAACGGAACTCAGGAAGAACTTCACGAGTTTATTAAACAGTTCCGTGAAGAGTTTCTGACAATGCCATTCCAGGATGTTGCCTTTCCACGTAGCGTTAAAGGATTAGAAAAATATTCTAAGAATAGAACTCTTACATACGATAAGGGAACGCCAATTGGAGTCAAAGGCGCTCTAATCTTTAATAATCTCTTGAAGAAGCACGACATTAAGAATATTCCTGCCATTCAGAATGGAGATAAGATTCGATTCGCTTATCTGAAAGTTCCAAATCCAATCCAGGAATCTGTGATTGCAGTTCCAGACGAACTACCGAAGGAACTAGATTTTATTGATAAGTATATCGACAGAGAAACACAATTCAATAAATCGTTCTTAGAGCCAGTTGCTTCCATCACAGAAGTAATTAACTGGTCCACAGAACAACATTCAACATTAGAGGATTTTTTCAATGACTGAGACACCAGAGGACGATTTCAATTTCGATTTTGGATTTACTTCTGAAGACGAATTGAAAGCAGGAGAATTAGAATTACAAGATCAGCTAGGATCTACACAAGTAAAACTAGAAGGTCTACGTAAGATGATTATGCCTCTTCTTACCCAACTAAAAAAGAATCCGGACAAAGATATTATCAAATGGCCCGGAGCAGATCGAGTAAAACAGATAGATACATTTATTAAAAAGATGGACACTTATATTAAAAGTTGACTTATACGAACATACATTGTATAGTAATACTACGATTATACGGAGAAATACATGTCATTAAAAGAGAAACTTATTAAAAATTCTACAATTGATTTAACATCAACATTAACAGATAGTAAGATTTACACCAAGAAGGATATGATTCCAACTCCAGTGCCGATGATTAACGTTGCACTTGGCGGAATGATTGATGCTGGTATTACTCCTGGCATGACGATGTTGGCTGGTCCTTCGAAGCACTTCAAGACTGGCTTTGCTCTGTTGTTGGCTTCTGCTTATCTTAAGAAATATCCAGATGGAGTTATTCTATTCTATGATTCTGAATTTGGTACGCCACAGTCTTATTTTAATAAGTTTAAGATTCCGTTGGACTCTGTCGTTCACACGCCGATTACTGACGTCGAGGAACTCAAATTCGACATCATGAAGCAGTTGAAGGAACTTGATCGTAACGACCGAGTATTCATTGTTATTGATTCGATTGGCAATCTTGCTTCCAAGA